TGGACTGACTCGTGCTCGAAAGTCCCTGCATATTATCGAATCACAATCACACTATGGGTTTCAGCTATGAAAGACAAAAAAATTATGGGTCATACCATCTTTGTTCCAGTAGATGACTCTCTTGAAGTTACAATAACTTCAAACTTTTATACTCATAAATGCAGTTGGTGCGGGTCAATGTTTAATTCTTTTAGGGATGATGCACGGTACTGTTCCAACTCTCACAAAGCTTCTGCCGGACGTAAGCGACAAGTGCAAAAGTATTTAGATGAAATTTCCAAATTAAAAGAAAAGGTAAAAAAGTATGAAGGATAGACAATTCTTTTTGAAGACGGCAGAAGAGCTTATCAACGGTCCAAGAGCCAAGGAGTATGGTCCGGCCAGAAAGAACCATGAGCGTATTGCACAGATATGGAGCATCATACTCGAGCAGGAGATCACGCCTGAACAGGTGGTAGCTTGCATGGTGGGACTCAAATTAGCTAGATTAAGTGAAGACATGACAAAGGATGACTCATGGGTAGACATAATAGGTTATGCCGCCCTTGGAGGTGAGATCACAAACGATGGATAAGCAGATGAATATTCTTGACATAGATGTCAAAGAAGCTGCGCTTGGTTTTGGTGATGATGAGTGGGAGCCGCCGTCATCCTTTCCTGATCTTACAGGCTATGATCGTATCTCAATCGACTTGGAAACAAGAGATCCGAACATAACAACACTAGGGCCTGGGTGGTGCCGGGATGATGGCTATGTCATAGGCTACGCTGTAGCGGCTGGTGATTTCGTTGGCTACTATCCTGTGCGCCATGAGGATGGCAACCTGCCGGAGAAGCTGGTGGTCAACTGGCTGAAGAAACAATTAGCCACACCCAAGATCGAGAAGGTAATGCACAACGCTATGTATGATCTGGGTTGGCTGCGCTGGGCAGGGATCGAGGTTCAAGGACCGATAATCGATACCATGATAGCCGCGCCACTGCTGAACGAGAACCGTAGATTCTACAATCTTAACTCGCTGACAGGCGAATACCTTGGTGAGTACAAGAACGAGAAGATGCTACGGGCTGCGGCGGCGATGTACCATGTGGACCCGAAAAGTGATATGTGGCGACTGCCCTCAAAGTTTGTGGGCAGCTATGCAGAACAGGACGCTGCTGTGACTCTGCGTCTGTGGGACAGGCTGCGTGTGGACATCAAGCAGGACGAGGTCACAAGCATATTTGAGTTGGAGTCCAGTCTGTTACCCGTGCTTCTTGAGATGAAAACTAAAGGGGTGCGTGTCGATATCGACGGGGCAGAGAAGATACAAAAGGATTTACAGATACGAGAAAAGAAACTGTTAGAAGAAATACGGGCCGATACCGGGGTGACGGTTGAACCGTGGGCGGCTGCATCTGTAGCAAAGGCGTTCGATGCCCTTGGTCTTAAATACCATAGGACAGAAAGCACGGATGCTCCCTCCTTTACAAAGCAGTTTCTTAGCAATCACTCGCATCCTATCGCAAAGAAGATTGTGAAGTTGCGTGAATTTAACAAGGCCAACACGACCTTTGTTGAGACAATACTTGAACATTCGTGTAACGGTCGTATCCATTGTGATTTCAATCCGCTTCGCTCTGATGAAGGTGGCACGGTGACTGGCAGATTCTCATCGAGTCACCCGAATCTACAGCAGATCCCGGCCAGAGATCCAGAGATAAAGTCCATGATCCGTGGATTGTTCCTGCCTGAAGAGGGTACACAGTGGGGCAGCTTCGACTATGCATCACAAGAGCCACGGTGGCTGGCACATTACTGTGCTCAACTCACAGGTGTACACAGACACCCTCAGATAGACAGTGTAATTGATATGTATCATGAGGGCAACGCTGACTTCCATCAGATGGTTGCGGATCTGGCAGACATTACTCGCAAGGAAGCCAAGACTGTGAATCTGGGGATCATGTATGGCATGGGACGTAAGAAGCTGGCTGGTGTGATGGACATCGATGAGGCAGAGGCCAAGAGCCTGCTCGACAAATATCATGAGAGGGTGCCATTTGTGAAAGGCATAGCTGATCTGGCAGCAGATACAGCATCGAAGAACGGTTCGATACGCACATGGCTGGGGCGTAAGTGTAGGTTTGATATGTGGGAGCCACGGTCATTCGGATTTAACAAAGCCATGAAGCTCGAGGAGGCAATCAAAGAGTATGGCGGCAAGGGAAATCATGTCAACTTGTGTGCCAGATTTAAAGGTGCCCTTCGAGGTTGATGCAGAACTGGGCAAAAACTGGGGAGAGGTAGGATGAATTGTTGGTATTGTAATACAGAGCTTATATGGGGCGGTGATCATGACATCGAGGATGAAAGTGATCACTTCCTTATAGTATCTAATTTAAGTTGTCCTAATTGTGGGGCATTTGTGGAAGCGTACCTTCCAAAACATCAGGAGGAGAATGAAGATGAACCTGTGGGATAAGTTTGTAAACTTGTTCTTTCCGTGTCTTACTAAGAAACCGGAGAGAGCTAGATATATGGACGGACGTTTGAAGGCGGACGATAAGAAGACTCCGACCATTAACGAAGCGTGGAAGGGCGGCAAAGCACCTGCCAAGAAACGTGGTCGTCCACCAAAAGCCAAGAAACGCGGCAGGCCACCGAAGAAAAAATGAACGACTTCTCTGAGGCAAAGATTTCGGTTAATCAGGCGGTCCAGGCTGTGACTCAGTTGTTCTTGAAGCATGAGTCCGGTCTGATCGATGAGGCAATCAGCAAACTTCATGAAGTTGAGAGCCTGATTCAGAAGGCTGAGTCCGAAAAAGATCGATTCTCAGCGACCTGAAGGTATAATGGTACGTCCATTGTTCACGAGGTCCACGAGAATCGATGTTTTTATTTAGT